AAAGGTCATTATACTTATCCTATGGTGGCGCAATTTTCAACTGGAATATTGGCGCACTTTTCAATTAGTATCTACACTGTCAAGGATGAATGCCGTCCGTATCGCCTCGATGTTGTCCCGTAATCTCTGCTTGCGGTTAAACGCCATACTCCTCGATGTAAAGTACGACGGCTCCCGTCAGCTCCGTGCGCAGCAGGTCGTAGTCGGGCGACAGGGCGAAGTTGTCGTCCGAGAGGTCGTAAATGGAGAACACCGCATCCACGAGCGGAAGCAGTCCGGCAATGAAGCCATCCTGCTTATCCTCCGGCACATCATCGGCAAACTCGCTTTTCACGACTTCGCGGAGGATGGCATGCTTGGAGTAGTGAAGCCCGCGCAGCAGGATGTTCATTGCCAGTTCCTGTGCACCCTCGGTGGGATAGCCGTCAAGCCGTGCCTGTTCATACGTTTCGGCGGCGCGGTCGGCACGCTCACGGATAAAGGCGGTATCCGATGCCTGTTCAAACTTATTGTTGCGGAGGTAGTCCAGCAGGTACAGACCATAATAGGAAAAATCGGTCTGAACCTCGTTTTTTTTCTTGTTGTTCATTACTTTGGAATTTAGTGGATGAATGAATGGGATAATCATATTTGAGGAAGGAAGAAAAAAGGCACCCGGTATCCCTCCGAGTGCCACCACTAAATCCAAAGAATGAGTGTAATCCGGTATCGAAGAACAATCCATTACTCTGAACCAGTGGCAAAGTTAGCGCAAAAATCCGATTAAGCGAAACAAATGAAAATCATATTTACATTTGTGAGCGTGAGGATTTTATTCAAATCGAAGACAATACGAAATAAACCCGTTTATTTCTATTGCCCGGATGCAGCCTGACTTATCAAAAGTTAGCACTATTTCTTCCGTCCTGAAAATTTCTTTGTTGTTTTCTTTTCAGGGAACACAAAAGTCGTGTTGAACTCCCCGTCAAAGGCAACGATGGCATCGAAACTCTTGCCTTGCTTGCTCTTGAAGCCTTTGAGCAATTTCGTGTGCCCTTCGGTAAGCAGGTCTTTGATATCCTCGTCGGAGAGGGTACGGTTTGCCTTCAGACGGAACACGGGCAGTCCGCACTCCGCATTGTCGCAACGGACGACCTTGCCGTAGAACTGCATCGTTCCCGTTCCGCACTTGGGGCACTTGCAGCCGGAATCCTTGTGGGCGAAGAGTTTGTCGCATGAAAGCAGTTCCGAGGTAATCTCCCTCGTGTACGTCTCTATCTCCTTGCGGAAGGTATCGGCGGACAGTTCCCCGCGCTCGATGCGTGCCAGTTCCTTTTCCCATTCACCCGTCAGGGCGACATCGGCGATGCGCATTGTCTTCACTACCGAGTAGAGGGCAAGCCCTTTCTCGGTGGGCACAAGTGACTTCTTGCAGCGTTCCATGTAGCCTCGCTTGAAGAGTGTTTCGATAATCGCCGCACGGGTGGCGGGCGTGCCGATGCCGCAATCCTTCAATGCCTGACGGAGCGCATCGTCCTCAACCTCCTTTCCGGCGGTTTCCATAGCCGAGAGCAGGGTTGCTTCGGTATGCAACGGCTTGGGCTTGGTCTTTCCCTCCGTGATGGAGCAGCCTTTCAGTGTCAGCGTGTCGCCTTCCTGCCAGTTGGGGATGGAGATTTCCTCCTTGTCCTCCTCGCCATAGACCGCACGCCATCCGGCCTGCCTGATGACACTGCCTTTTACCGTGAACTCTGCTCCGGCACACTCCGCTGTGACAGCGGTGGTGTCCTTGACACATTTCTCTGAAAACGCCTCTATCATGCGTCCGGCAATCATCTGATAGACGGTGTTGTCCTCTTTGGAGAGGAATAGCGGCTTCTCGCCCGTGACAAGCAGGGCATGGTGGTCGGTCACCTTGCTGCCGTCCACGCTGCGGCGTGCCGGCTGCGCTTTCGCCTGCACCTTGCCTTTCCAGTCAGGCATCGCACTGATGAAGGCAAGCAGTTTGGGTATTTCGGAGAACACATCTTCGGGGATGTAACGGCTTCCCGTTCTCGGGTAGGTGATGAGTTTCTTCTCGTAGAGCTTCTGTGCGATTTCAAGCGTCTGTTCCGCCGTGAAACCATGCTTGGCATTGGCCTCTTTCTGGAGCGTGGTCAGGTCGAACAGGAGTGGAGTTTCTTCCGTCTTTTCCTTGCGCTCTACTTTTGTGACGGTGGCTGTGCCTGCTTCCTTTACCTTATTATATAGTGTCGTTGCCGGTTCTTTCTCTTTCCATTTCTCGGACGAGGAGAATTTCACTGTCCCGTCACTACTGCCGTCCACGGCAAAATGGAGCTGCCAGAAGGCTTCGGGCGTGAAACGGCAGTTTTCCCAATAACGTTCACACACCATTCCCAATGTGGGGGTCTGCACACGTCCGACGGAATATGTGCCGTGTCCGGCGGCGATGGTGAGTGCCTGCGTGCCGTTGATGCCCACGAGCCAGTCGGATTCACTTCTCGCTTTGGCGGCAAGGAAAAGGTTGTCATACTTGCTTCCGTTTTCGAGGTTACGCAGTCCTTCACGGATGGCCTTGTCGGTAAGCGAACTTATCCAGAGGCGGACGAACGGGGTGGAACATCCGATATAGTGGTAGAGGTATCGGAAGATAAGCTCTCCTTCGCGCCCGGCATCGGTCGCCACGACTATCTGCTCGCTTTCGTTGAAAAGGCGGGCGATGACCTTGATTTGCGCCGTCACGCCGCTGTCGGGCTTGTAGCCCTTCTCCGTCTTGGTCTGACGGGGGATGAGCGTGAAGGTTTCGGGGATGACGGGCAGGTTGTCACGGACGAATCCGCGCACACCGTAGCCGTCAGGCATGGCGAGCTGGACGAGGTGTCCGAACGCCCATGTCACGGCATAGCCGCCTCCCTCGAAATAACCTTCCTCTCTCTTTGTCGCGCCCACGATGCGGGCGATTTCACGTGCCACACTGGGCTTTTCTGCAATGATTGTCTTCATTTTTCTTGTTGTTTGATTGTTTTTTTCTTACTTCGGATTTTTTGGATTTAGTGGCGGGCTTGGGGATATTACATCTTCATGCCCTTGCCCGTCCTTTTTTGTTGATTTTCCTGCTGCCGTTGCTGGTTATTGTCTTTCGGGGCGGTCTGTCCTTTCTGCAACGGTTCTTTCAGGTTCTTGGTCGCCTCGTTGGTCTTGCCCTCGTTGTTCACGGCCACCTGCGTGCGGCTCTCGTTGCTTGGGGCGACCTGCTGCGCGTTGTCGGGATTGGTGTCGTAACGGTACGGGCGACCCTTTTCCGGGTTGAACTTGATGTACATCGTGGCATGGAAGCCCTGCTTGTCGGTCACGTTCTCCAGCCTCACGGCTCTGCCCGCCACGTAGTCGGCTTTCTGCTGGTCGGTAAAGTTCACATTGCTCCATTTGCTGATGGGGCGGATGCTGCCGTCCTCGTTGGTCCATGTGTTGCGGCGTTGCTCCTTGTTCGTGCCGGCGGCATTTTCCGTACCTTGCGCCTGCGCTTGTGCTTGTGCTTGGGTGGGATTCTCCTTGGCTTCCTGCGTCTGTGCGGTACGTGGCGACCTGCCGGTGCCCGGCACGAACTCCACACCGCGCTGTTCCACGTTCACTTGCAGGGTGGTGACGAACTTCCTGCCGTCCTTGCGCTCGATGAGCTTGTCGCACACGGGCAGCCCGGCACGGAGCATGTCCTGCTCCTGCTTGGTAATTTCCGTGTTGCCGATGCGCTCCGGTATGCGCACCTTGCTTGCCGGGACATCCGTGATTTCATTCGTCTTGCGGTCGATGCTGACGAATGAGGGAGTGATTTCGCCCGTTTCCCTGTCCACGAGGTCCACGACCCTGCCGAGGTTGCCCGTCTCGCGGAGGTTCTTGCGGTCTTCATCGGAGAACTTGTGTTCCTTGTACTCTTCCAGTTTCTGCTCCTTGCGGATGAAGTGCGGCACAAGGCTGACATTGCCCTCGCCGTCCTTTCTGAAGGAGAGGCGGGCGTCCAGCTCGAATGCCTCGCCGCCGAAATTGGGCGTGACCTTCACCAAGTCTGATTTGCCGTAGTTGAGCATCTTCTGAAGGTCGCCGGACTTTTCAAGCTCGTCGCGTTTCACGCCCCAACGCTCTTCCAGCTCCTGCCAGTTGATTCTGTTCTCGTCGATGGGCTGGTAGCCCTGTCTGCCCTGCGTCTGCTGCGGGGCTTCCTGATTCTGTTCTTGTTTCTGTTCCATTTCTTCTTGATTTTTAGGTTCTTCCTGATTTTCTTTATTTTCCTGATCGGGTTGTTGTTCTTCTTGTTTTTGCTGTTGCTGTTCCTCCTGCACTTTCTGCACTTCCTGCTCGTAGCCGGAAGTGTCCACCTTGTGGGGTGCAAGCAGTTCACTGTAGGCTTCGGGGTTCTTCAGCAGCTCCTTCATCACTTCCAGCAGATTGTCGGCCTGCTCTGCCGCAACCCGGTAGAAACCGAAGCGGCTGGGTTCCTTGCATTGGCGGAAGAAGTTCCTGAAGAAGTTGTCCAGCACGTCGCCGTGCCGGTCGAATTGCAGGAAACTCTGCGCGTTCTCCGCCTTGGCGGGGGTGCGCTTGGGCGTGCCGTCCGCATTCAGTCCGGCTACCACGCTGATCTCGCCCGTCTTCTCGTCACGGACAATCAGCACGTCCTTTTCGTCTTTTTTCTTTGCCATCTGATTAAATTTTAATTGGTTATTTATTGAACATATTGCGGATGCGTGCCTTGTAGAACTCGATGTCGTTCTGCCGGAAGTCCTTCACATGTTTGGAAAGGAAGTCCAACACGTCCGTTTCGCTGTAATAGGTTTTCTTGCCCAAGGTCTTGTAGGAGAGTGCGCCCTCACTGCGGTAGCGTTGCAGGGTGCGCTTGCTGATCTGGAGGAGCATGCACAGGTCCTGATTGTCGAAAAGGCGGATGCCTTCGGACAGGGACGGCGGTTGTTGCCCCTGCGCCTTCATAGCCAGCAGCAGCTCGTCCTGACGGTCGAGGCGTTCGAGGATTTTCTGCATCCATCCCTCGAAACTGTTGCGGGTAAGCAGTTCCATATATCATTTCCTCCTTCCTTTGTCGGTTTTCTTGCTTCCCGTGCGTAGCGAATAGTTGTGCAGCAGGGCTTCCACTGTTTCTTCCTTGTTCCTGATGGTATTTGTTTCCAACAGTCTTTGCACTTCGGAGAGGCGGTAGCGGCAAGTGCCGCGTACTATCACATATTCTATGCGATGGTCGTCCCTCATCCGTTGCAGGGTACGGGTACTCACGTTCAGCAGTTCGGCGGCTTGTGCCGTATTGAGCAGGCGGTCTTTCGTTTCCGCCTCCTTCCGCCGTCGCTCTTCTTTCGCTTCGCGGACATATCCTGCTATCTCCGCTATCTGTTCCAGCATAGTCCGGTATGCGGAACTTTCAATCGTTATCACTTTCATATATGCGCTTGTTTTATTGTTTCTGCGGCAAAGTTCGGCAATGGAAAAGGGCGGCTTTAACAACTCACTACGTGACTCACGTAAGATTTTTATGAAAAAGGCTCCGCAACCCGGACAATCGGCGCAACAAGCTGCCATTCAGACAAAACCGATGGGCGTTTCAGCCCGTGCCGTTACCTTTGCGGCAAATTCAAAAATCGTTTTGTATATGGAAATAGTATCTATCGAGAAAAAGACCTTCGAGGAAATGGTGGCACAAACGGATGCCTTCGTGGAGAAGGTCGCCGCCTTGCAGCTCAAGGGGGATGCCAAAAGGCTCGGCAAGTGGCTCACGGGCGAAGAGGTTTGTGGGCAGTTGAGAATCAGCCAACGCACGTTGCAGAAACTGCGTGACAGGGGCTTTATCGGTTATTCGCAAATCGGCTTCCGTTTTTACTACAAGCCGGAAGATGTGAAAAGGCTCATCCCGCTTATCGGTACGATTTGTCCCACTGACAGATAGCCTTGTCTGACTTAAAACGGATATGATTATGAACGAAGACAACAATGTTATCACGATGGATTGTGAATCAGTAGCCGTATTGCTGCAAAAGATGCGGAAGGAATCCAAATGGCTCTCCGATTTTTTGGAAAGTTACCGTCCGCCATTGGATGGGGAGCGATACCTGACGGACAAGGAAGTGGCGGAACTGCTCCGCGTGAGCCGCCGCACCTTGCAGGAATACCGCAACAACAGGATATTGCCTTTTATCCTGCTGGCAGGAAAGGTGCTTTATCCGGAATCGGGACTGCGCGAAGTGTTGGAAGCAAATTATAGAAAACCGCTGAAAGGGTGAGATAAGGCGGCTGTATGCACAAAGAGGAAACGGACAACCCCGGTCGTGGAGCTGTCCGTTTCCTCTTTCTGTTGTCGGCATTGTCAATGTCCGTGCGTGTTCAGCAATACCCGTTGGCCTTGTGGATGAGCATCACGTATGCCTGCTGCTTTTCTTTGGCAAGAATCTTCTCCACCAGCCACCTGCGGAACACGTGCGTGCAGTAGGTGTTCAGCCGGAAGGCGATGGGGATGATGATTTCAAGGGCATACACATCGGCATACAAACCGTTTTCAAGCCGCATGTAGCGGCATACCTCGTAGTCGTTCAGCACGTCCGATTTGCGGACGGCTTTGATGGCGGCGTTCACTGCCGGAACGCCTGCGTGGAACAGCCCGGCGATTTCGGTGGCGGTCATCCATACCTCGTTACCGGTTACGCTGACCTTCTTGTCCTTTATGATAATGATTCCTCGTTTCATGGCTTTCTTTTTTAGATGTTACATCCGGTAAATTCCTCAATGGTGTTCAACTTGGCGGCAAGGGTCTCCATGTCTTGGTTGAGCTTCTCCTTGGTTATCTTCGCATAAATCTGGGTGGTCTTTATACTTTTGTGTCCTAACATGGAACTCACCGTTTCAATGGGCACGCCGTTGGAGAGGAACACCGTCGTGGCTGCCGTATGGCGGCTCTGATGCCACGTGATATGCTTCGTGATGCCGCAACGTTTGGCAACGGCACGTATTCCGTACAGACAGGTCATATAGTGGGGAACGGGAAATATCCTGCCGTCTTCGCACAATCCCCGGTATTTGTCGATAATCCGCTTGGCGATGTCAAGCAAGCGGATATTGGAAACCACGCCCGTTTTCTGACGGTTGATGTTGATCCACTCATGGTCGTCGAAGTAGGTTCGGATATTTTCCTTTGTGAGATTGCGCATATCGGCGAAGGACAAGCCCGTGAATGCGCAAAACAGGTATAGGTCGCGGTAAAGTTCCTGCTTGGCGTTCTTCAGTTTCCCTTCCATCAACTGCCGTATTTCGTCTTTCGTCAGGAAGCTGCGTGTCGTTTCCTCCTTTTTGATTTCATACTCCCTGAACGGGTCGCGCGTGAGCCACTCGTTGTTGATGGCGATGAACACCATCGTCCGCAGCGGGCATACGTACAGCCACACGGTATTGGTACAGCAATGCTTGTCCGTGCGGAGGAACATCTCGAAGTCGGAGATGAATGCAGGGGTAAGCTCCTTCAAGGCGATGTCCTTCACATGGTAGCGGATGTTGAGGAACTCTTGCAGGTGCTTGTACACTGTCTTGTACTTGGAAAGCGTGGCTTTGGCTTTCATGCCCGCCACCACCTGCTTCTCGTAGTCCTCATTATGCCGGTTGAATACCTGCATCAAGGTATGGTAGCGGTGTTCAAGTCCGAGAAAGGCGTTCTTGACCTTTTCCGCCGTGACGTAGTTGTCACGCTCCATGATTTCCTGATAGTGTTTGTTGATGCGCACGCGCATCTTGTCAAGCAGGCGGTTCGTTTCGAGTGCCGCCGTGCTTCTGCCCATGACACGCCCGCCTTTGGTGTCCCACAACTTCGGATCGACAGACAACTTGCAACTGAATTGTGTCTGGCTTCCGTCCACCGTGATACGTCCCATGACGGGCACTGTACCGTCTTTTTTCACTACCTGCCGTTTGAGGTAGAAGATAACTGAAAATGTACTCTTCATCTTTCTGAACTTTTTTGGTTTCAAAATTACTTGGTGAAGAGTCCTTCGTCGATACGCAAATAGCAGAGGAACGGCGCAATTATTATCCGTTACCGGAATTGTTGCGTGAGTTGTCAGTAACTCACTATATAATAGTGTATTTCTCTATTTTTCCTAAGCGCCGATACCACCAATTATGCAGGGTAACGAATCGGTAACGTAGCGAAGTCCTAACTTGGTTCAGACTTGACTTTTCCCGTCATCCGGTTACAGAAGCTATTTTCTCAAAAAGCCTATTTCTCAATAACTTTGCTCTACTTTTCCATATCTCACCGATTATTGCTACCTTTGTAAAAAAGAAACAATTATTGATAATAGCTAAGGTAAAATCTTAAAAAGCCCCCGGCCTGTTAAAAATCATCTCACCTACTTTTAACACATAACGAGCGAACCCGAATGACCGGGGGCAATGCCACCGTTCTCAGGTTCGCTTTCATGTGTTGTAAGTGAGATGTTGCAAAGATAATCATTAAAAGTTAAAGCAGTCGAATTCCGGCTGCTTTTTTTATGCTTCAATTTCTCTCTTGGCTTATATTTTAGGAGAAAAGAGTTTATGAAAGCGAGTAATAATTTGGTGGAAAAGTATGGCTGGGATAAAATAATTCACAGTCCAAGTAATGGTCGAGCAGTTTTTTCGTATAAACCTATCCATAAAGTAAAATGACAAAAATATGAATACGGATGCAGTGAATGCGGCCCTTCAGGTGGGCAAGGGGATTAGCGATTTTGGCATGGTGGCCATTGCAGGAGCCTTCTTCCTCATTATATGCGGTGTGATGTGGCTATTCATTTTCAAATGGTTCAAACATTTGGTGGATAATGTGATAACCAGGCAGGAAAAGGTGATAAATGATTTGCTTGTGGAAACCAAGGCTCAAAATGAGGTTCTCTCTGATATTAACGAGGGATTGAAGCCTATTTCTCAGATGCAGATAAATTCAGTCTGTAACAACTTCTTTGACCTTGATTGTGAAAGGCTGTGCCGGCTGGTCCGCAATGTGCGCGATGAGAACAATATTGATGATAAGCAGAAGACGAGACGAAAAATAGAGACGCGTTGTAATGCCATAATCAAAAAGCGGAGTATTGAACTCGATAACTTTATTCACCGCGGAAAAAGGCTCAGTGAGTTTATGTCAACGGATTGGGTAAAGAAGTTTTCAGACATAATAGAGTCGGAAATCTATAATCCTGTCGGCGCCAATAACGCACGTGCCTATGCCAATATCAAAACAGCCATTGATGAGGCTAAGGTTGAATTTTTTAATAACATGAATAAATAAGGAGTAACAGAATGAAAAAGAAACTGATTATTGCAGCGATTGTTATCGCTATCATCGTGGGAGTTATGCTTTACATGCACTACACTCCGTTTTGGGTAAATCTGACTACTGTTGTATCATTCGGTGTCGGTGTTGTTGCCGGATGGGTGGCTCGTGTGGTTTATGACAAATATTTCAAGGAGGACGTGCAGAATGAAAATATTGATTGACAACGGACACGGAAGTAACACTCCGGGCAAGTGTTCACCGGACGGAAGATTGAAAGAGTATGCGTATGCCCGTGAGATTGCTGTACGTTTGGAAGCGGAATTGCGCAAACAAGGCGTTGATGCCGAACGTATCGTCAAAGAGGAAATAGATGTCCCCTTATCCGAGCGTTGTCGTAGGGCAAACGAATACAAGTCCGGTGACACTATCCTTGTATCCATTCACTGTAATGCAGCGGGAAATGGTTCTGCCTGGATGCAGGCGCGCGGTTGGGAAGCATGGACTTCGGCAGGTCAGACGAAAGCCGACAGACTGGCTGATTGTCTATATGCAGCGGCCGGACAGCTTTTGCCGGATATGAAGGTGCGCAAGGATACCACAGACGGTGATGCAGATAAGGAAAGCAACTTCTACATCTTGAAGCACACAAAGTGTCCGGCAGTTTTGACCGAAAACTTATTCCAGGATAATATGGAAGATGTGGATTTCTTATTATCGGAAGAAGGGAAGAAAAGTATTGTAGAGACTCATGTTATTGGTATTATTAATTATCTTAAAATCAAATGAAGAAGTGGATGCTGATGGCTGTCGGGATACTAATATTGGTTATTGGTATCTTAATTAAATACAATAGGGGTTTGCATAGTGAATGTGCTCGTCATTCAAATAATATTTCTGTATTAAATAAAGAGATCGAGCGTTATAAAATTCAGGATAGTTTAAATGCTGTTTCCGTATCGGCATTGAACTTGACTATTGATGAGCTGAAAGAGTATCGTGCAGATGATGCTCAAACAATAAAAGAACTCGGAATTAAAAACAAGCATCTTGAGGCTTTGGTTAAAACCGGGATTCATTCAACAGAAACAATCTATGCAGACCGTTGGCATCCACTTCCGGACAGGTCGGATTGTTTAGAGGTTAATAGCAAATGGTCTCATGTGATAGCCTGTTTCAAGGATTCTACGGTTTATTATAATATTCGTGATAGTCTGGCGGCTGCTGTTCATCGAATCCCAAAACGAAAATTCTTGTGGTGGAGTTGGGGCACAAAGGGGTATAAACTGGAATTGGTTAATTTTAATCCCAACACAAAGATTGATTACAATGAATTTATAAAAGTCTCAAAATAGCAGTGAGGGGGTCTCGTGAATAGCGCCCCCCTCACCTTTATAGCAGATATTCCTTTAGTGCGTCAATGCCTTGTTTGACACTGCGGGCAATAACATACTTATTTCGGCAGTTTTCCGCTTGCCTTTGAAATTCTTTTTGTTCTTTCGATTGGATGCCTTTCTTTGTCTTAAACTCTATACATAGCGAAGCGTAGCCTTTCTTTGGGATTAGTAGGATAACATCGGATACGCCGGAAGTTACACCTTGCCGTTTGAGATTAGCGGCTTCCCTTATATGGCGGCTTCCACCATTCGGAACAGCGAAAAGAAGTTTATTGGGCAACCTAGGGAATAGCTTTCCCACTTCTTCAAAGAACTTGCATTGCATACGTTCTTCCTCGTTGTTTTTCTTCCTTTTTCTTTTGGATGGATTCTTTTGCTCAGCATAACAGTTATAGCAGATATAGCCTGCATCAGTCTTAATGACTGATACAGTTTCTTTTCCGCATACAACACATTTTTCTTTAGTCATTTTTGCTATTCGTTCTGAATAGCTGCTCAATAAGTTGTAAAATATTCGTTTCTTCTCAATGTATTTTAGTCTGTTCCTGCGAAGTCTCCTTTTGTTCTTGGATACAATCATTTGACAACCTCTAACGCCAATGTAGATGCAATTTGAATGATGTCTTTTAGCTTGTCTGAAAGCCCACCGAATCGCTTCACGACAATATCTGTAACTGTCATTTTGAACACCTTCATAGCCTTTTCGCATTATGAAATGTCCAATTTCGTTAGCCTCTTCTTCTGAATAGCAAATTGTAAATATATTATTCATATCTATCTTGTTATGCGTTATTTGGTATGATAAATTCCACATTGTCTTGACTCATGTATTCGGAAAAAGAAGCCTGTGAACATACTTTTGAGAAGTCATTATAACACCATCCACGCACAGAGAAATAATATCTCTTGTCTTCAAGTACTCTTCCCCTACAAACTTCTCCGTCAAAAAAGCACACTATCTCATTACCATTATCCAGCAACTTTTTAAGAAGCCGATAATCCTTACTTAATTTATATGGTTTATTCATTTCTTTTCAGATTTGAATTTCTTGTTTATTTCTTTTTCTGCTGTTTTAGCCCCCTTCTTAAAGCCTTCCACAAAACTATCAAAGCAAATTCTGTTTATTTCTGGATCACATCTTCTCAAAAGCGGACAAATCGAACATCTTTGACTAAGCCCTGCTGATTTTTTGGCGAGTTTCGTTACATTTTTCATTGGATATTAGATTTGAATTTATTTATAGTAGTCCTTTTATTAAAAATAGCCATAACAATCAAGGCTAAAGCGACTTTCAATAATTGCTTTTTCCCAACAATTACAACATTACTACGATTTAGCCCGTCATCAGTCGTGATACTGTACCAATTCTTATAAGGTGGCAGTACCTTATAGATATATATTTTCCCAATTACCTTTTTCATACTTATATTTTCAAATTTTGCAATTATACTTTCTCTAAATCTCCCCATAGCTTTTTAGCCAATTCGTAATTCTTTTGTGCTTCATTAACTGCTTTCTTGGCATAAGCGAGAGAATAGGAGTGCTCACGCAGATATTTGCCGGATTTCAATCCCTCATGATATTCTTTCGCTTTCTCTAACTTGTGTTCGTAGAAATCGATACTTTCCGGCATAGAAAGATTGATAGTGTTTGCCTTTTCTTCCCAATATTTGGCAATTCTTTCGTGTTCGGCAGCCTTGTCGCTAAATTCAACACTTTTTCCCATATTGTTCCAAGCATCATTAATCGCTTTTCGATGCCGTTTCTCACTATGGTGCCCGACCTTAATTGGCTCTCCAAGAGAAAGAAAATCTTTGTCTTTGTTCAAGCGGTTGAAATATTCGTTACTTTTTTGTCCGGCAGACTGGGCCCAATCATGGCGGCGCTCGGCTCTTTGTTTGGCCCATTCTTGCACATTAAATCCGTCAGCTCTGACGATGGAGTAATAATAAAAGCCTTCACGTTCATAGATGAGATTGAATACAATACATTCATTCTCTTTGCCATATTTGGTTGTAACTTCAATAACTTCTCCTTTTTCGTGTTTTTCACTGCATTTTGCGAGAAAAACATTGGGTACATATTTGCTATACGTATTCATATCAATATAATTATCGGTTAAAAACTTCTTTGTGTACTTGGTTTATAGTGCCATTGATTATCAAAGAACCTTTAGCGGCACGGATTTTATTACCTTTTTCTTGAACTTGATAGCCGGCTTTTTTCAGCCGGTCTATTTTTTGTTGTGGTGTTATTTTAGAAACCTTCATCATCATAATCTGTGCTGAAAATATTAGCTACCATATCAACGATATTCTCTTCTATATCTTCCGTGGAACCGGTAACATCTTTGGCAATGGCTTTCTTATTTTGAATGATACGGTAAACCTTCTCGTCAATGGTACGTCGGCCGAGGAAATAGTAACAGGTTACAGAATCCTTTTGCCCTATACGATGCGCACGGTCTTCGCACTGGCAACAATCGGCATAAGTCCAGGGGAATTCAACAAAGGCAACATTGCTTGATGCAGTTAGGGTCAGTCCGACTCCTGCAGCTTTAATGGAACAGATGATAATATCCGTTTTGGGATTGTTTTGAAAAGAATCCACTGCTCTTTGTTTCTCATCTTGTGAGTCCCTTCCTGTTACAGATACAGCCGTAGGAAAATAGCTTTTCAGTTGATCTACCACTTCGTGAAGTGAGCAAAAGAGGATGATTTTCTTTCCATTCTCACGAAAGTCTTTTACGAACTCAATTACATCACGTACTTTCCCTCTGGCTGATATTTGGCGGAGGATATTAATACGCACCATGACTTCACCTCGTAATGCTTTCTCTATCTTTTCATCATCCGCTTCTTTGTATTTTTGTAGGTACATGATAAGATCACGCTCTGCGTCGATATACTCCTTGCGGTTAGTTATCTCACAAGTATTTACTTGTCGTATTTTATCGGGAAGGTCTGTCAGCACCAATGACTTTTCACGCCGGAACATACATTTAGTCCATAACATATAGTTCAGTTCTTTCAGGTTTGATGCTTCATTCTGACCGGAGCAATATCTATTGACAAATGTCTTATATCCTCCCAAATCTTCCATTCGGGAAAGGATAGATAACTGCGGAATTAAATCTTTAGGCTTATTGACAACCGGAGTTCCGGTAAGTTCAATGACCCATTCCTTACCATTGCATATACCTTTACAGAATTTAGCTTGCTGAGTGGATGATGATTTGCAACGGTGGCTTTCATCAATGATTACAGATTTGAAAAGTTGGATGCTGTTTCTGAATTCCACATCTCTTAAAGTCCAACCAGATTCTTTTTTGATACGTTGTACAAAGTATTTTTTAAGCGATTCATAATTAACGATGAATACCTGATACATGCCAGTCTGATAAAAGAAAGTCCATGTATCTCGTACTTTATCCGTCAGTACCATTGCCTTTTTATCTGTAAACTTATGCCATTCTCTTTCCCAATTAACCTTTAAGGCAGAAGGACAAATAACCAAACAAGGAAAGGCATTCCCAAGATTAATAGTTGCAATGCTTTGCAGTGTCTTTCCAAGGCCTGGCTCGTCGCAATTCATGAATCGTTTGAGCTGTAATCCTCTTGCAATTCCTTTTAATTGATAGGGATATGGGTTTACTTTTAGTAAGTGGGGAATATCAAGCTCCGGCAGTTCCGGTATATTGTACGCAACTTCTTCCTCTTCTTGTTTCTGTTGTCCTGTAACCCATTGGATATTTTCAAATGGTCTGATTTGATAGACCATTTTTTCAAGTTCGACACGACTGGAAACAGGAATAAGCCATTTCTTTCTGCTTCCATCATATCTCTTGCCTGTGATTTGACGTATTCTGTCAACAATAGTGGGCTTGTACTTGAAAGTAACTTCAAAAACGTTTCCTTTTAATTCTATAATCATGACTTGTAATTTAGAGTTTTATGGGGCTGACGAAATCAGCCCCGAATTTGATTAAGCGGCAGGAGCTATAGTTTTGGTCTTTCTGCCTTTTCTTTTAGGCTTTTCTTCTTCTGCAGGAAGTTCTTCTGTATCGGTAACAGCTTCATCGGGGATATCGCTATCAAAGTCTAACCGCTCTTGCTTAATGCCCCATTTCTCTTCAAAGAGATATGCTTCCACTTCCGCATCGCAAGCTGCTGCATCTATTTGTAGTTCTTCTGAAAATTTATATTCTTCGTCTCCGAATGGAGTAAAGATTTTCAAATCCACAATTTTACCGGATTGTAGTAATTTGCCTCCCATTATGGTTATACCCGGTACTCCATCGTTGCTATCATTGGCATATCCGGTAATGAAGTAGTTATTCAGAGTTTCATCAAAGCCCGGTGATGTAAAACTTGATTTGTAGATTTTTTCCGCTTCGGGTTGCTCGCATAATACCACAAGATGCAGTTTCAAGTGATTAAAAATCTCCTTCAGTTCGGAATGTACGATTTGGTCGCAATTCTTGGTAACCTTGTTTGTGTAGTTGGCTTCTGTGAATCGCTCGTTGTACACAACATTTAATCTGTCTTTTTTAATGACAGCCTGCTTGATGTCAATTTTTGCAGTTTCCATTGTTCTCTTTTTTAGGCTCATCCTTTGATGTAAGAATAAGCATGTTAATAAATAGATATATGATTATACCGGCTCCCATGATGAATGGGAATCCAGTAATGTTTTCGTCTAATCCCATTAGGATAATGGCTATAAGAAGCCAAAGCAAGTATTTGGGTGCTTCTTGGTCGTTTAGCATTTTTGTCTGTTGTTATTGTTGTACATACCAGCCATTTTCATTTCTTCTTTGGCTTTGCTTATTACTGTCACGCACCATGATAGCTGATGTGTTGCGGTTCGATTGCACCGTTCACACCAATCGACCAAATATCGTTCTTCCCTGCAAAGGGAGTTTACTAAAGCGTTTATTGCCGTAGCTGTAGCCTTGGCATTTTTTGCTGTTTCGGCAAGTGTTTTCATTGTTTCGGAATTCATGGCTTCGTTAAGCCAATATTTAGCATCAGCTAATAACTTGCCTGAACGGGCGACATATACAGCCAAGTCATTTCCGCGCAATACGGCTTCTTCTGCATTTTCGCTCATTGTTATATTGAGGAATGAGTCAATATCTGTAAGTTCCTTGCAGATTTGTTCTTTGGGTGTGATAAGTATGTTCATATTATAACGAATTTAGCATTTCAATATAAGCTTGGCTGGCTTCAGATGGTGTATCAAAGCATTTGGATGTTTTTCTCTTACCGTTTATTTGGATCTTGGCTTGATATTTGTTTCTTCTTTTGTCTAAAGATACTCCAACAGGCAACCCAGACTTTATTGTTTTCTCTTTACTAGAATTCTGCCTTTTAGTAACGATTTGCAAATTCTCAGGAAGATTGTTTAACTTATTAGAGTCTAAATGATCTATAATTTCATACTTACTGCCACCTCCTGCAACTTTGCTGATAACATTGTGATTTGCGTCACCAAAAAGATATACAACTAATCGGTGTTCGAAAAGATGGTATGTCTTTTGTCGTTTGTTTCCTAAACAGAAGGTTATAATTGATGCCTTATAACCGAAAAGAATCCTTTGTTTTGCAGGATACCCCTTGGGAGTATATACTTGCAAAGTATCTGGATTGACTTTCACACTTCCTTCGGGAAAATCAATAGTAACGAAGCCATTATCATCTAATGCTTTTAATAATTTTCTATTCATTTTTCTGATAAAATATAATTAGACCATTAGTTGCCACCATTTAAAAGCCAATTCATCATATTTCTCTTTCCCACGTTTATAGGTATCATCGTCTCGCCTAATGAATGCTTTGAATATTTTTAGGTTCTTCTTGCTGATGGCATAGATAAAGTCCTGTTGGCTTCCTGCTATATCCATATACCATGCTCTGGAACGGTCCCAATCGAAAAAATCTATAGCTTCATTGAACTGGTTTTGTGATTCTGCAAAAGTGGTCTTTAAATCTCCACCAAATCCAAAATCGGGTAACCACCAATCCCATTTACATCTGGTGTCAAGAGTGTACTCGAAGTTTCCGTATAGAAATCGCTGGGATTTGTTTACCATGAATTTCTGTGTGTCGGAGTTGGAAAGAACAGCTCTAAGGAACTCGTCTTTTCTTGCCTCTTTTCTTAAAGCTTCCCTCATGGCAAGGCCTAACTCGAAATCTTCCCGTGAATAGGTTACATCATCCACCATGCGCTTACTATAATGTACCCGTTCGTTTTCGGTAATAAGTGCATCTACCAATGTCCCAAACTTGAAGGCTTTTTCTTTATCCCCATACTGGGTACGGGGATAAAGATAGTTTTTAAGTTCTGTCAGATCGGAGTTGCTGACTTCTGTACGCAAGTAATATGAATCCGGATTTGCCATTACTTTCCTGCTTTAACTTCTTCTTCGTATCGGATATACTTTGATTTGATTTTCATTTCATCATCGCTGTTAGCTTTCTTTTCGCAGAAGGAAATCATCTTCTTGTGGATTTTTTCAAGTTCTTCTATTGTCAGATTCTGACCTTCATTTATCCACCACATCTGATATATTTCCAAGAAGCCGGCAGGGTGTAGTATTTTAATCCTTTCAGTCACTTTGGCTTTGCTGGTTCTTGTTGTAACAGAAGCGGCAGCCGTTGCAAACAGACTATTCATTTGTGCGGATTGTATAGAAGATTCCGCTTTTTGTTGCTGCTCATGTTCTTTTTGCTGTATTTCAAGTTCACGTTGTTTTCGCTCCTCTTCTTCCCGTTGTTTCCTTTCGGCTTCCGCTTTGGCAGCAGCTTCAGCATCTTTCTTGCGTAATTCTTCTTCCTCAATAAGTTCTTGCTTTTTGGAGGAAAGACGGTCGATAAATGACTGACGTAAATCCTCCATGTCAAACTTATACTGTTGAGAGAAAGCGGAATATTTATTGCTTAGAATTTCAGCCTTGATATTCGCTTTGGTTTGTGCGTCCAGATAGTAAGTTGTAATATCTTTATTGAAAGTGTCGAAGTGCTCACGAGGGTACAGAGTTGACCAACCTCTAATACTCTTTTCTTTCAGCTCAAATGTAGCCAGTGTAATGCTTTCCCAAATATGGCTCAGATTCTTCTGCTGTTCGGCAAAATAGGAACTCATGTGTGTATTGATAGCCTGTTCAATAGCAAGCCGATACGTTCCTTTTTCCTTTTCAATATTGGCTTGTCGTTGCATCTCCTGCTGCTTCCTTCTTTCTTCTTCACGCTTCAGTGCTGCATATCTGTCACGTTCTGCAGCTATTTTGCCCGGAATTGTTGATTTGTCTTTTGGGTCAATAGCTTTTTCATCTGTCGTGAAAATGGACCGGATACGGTCGAATAATTGGGTAACAGGCGCACGACGGCTTTTCATGTTGGTAATTGTAACATTGACTTTCTTCAGATACTCCGCAGCTTTGGCATCCAGTTCATCAGTCATACCTTCTCCTTGAATCGTATCTAAGATTGCCTGTCCCGCTGAATTACAGTTGGCTATTGATTTTTGGTTCTTGCCTAAGGCGTCAGGGGCACTTTTCATTAAAGAGGTAAACTCTTCTACTTTTATTAATTCTGTTGACATAGCTTTAAGTATTAATGGTTAGAATCCTTCTTCTTCATCTGCTTTGCTGACATTTACAGATACTGGTTCTGGTGCGGTGAGCTGTTTTTCTTCACCGAAAGGAATGTTTGGGTCTTCCTGTGCAATATTGGCATCTTCCACAATTCCATAATCGATGATTTCTTCTTCCTCCTGGTCGGTTGCCATAATGGTATATTTTCCGGTACGTACTTTAGGGTATGCGTCGAAGGCGTGTTTAATCATTTTGTTTTCAAGGAAACCGGGGTCAATACCGCCATTATTGGAAGTGTATAAAGCATTGGCATTACCAAGTTCTCTCCGTCTGGTCTGCTCATTCCATTTGGAATTTGCTTTTTCGCTATAATGCTTCAAGCGTTCAATATCCCCTTGCATGAGCCATTGATAGTCCACTGAATTATCATTGCGTACAATGCGTATGAATGCTGCAATAACCTTGGTTGATGTGCGGGGGCATTGTGCTTCATACTCGATGTTTTTTACTCCATTGACTAAAGATGCCTTGAAATGGTCTCCCTCATAAACGACGACGGGGTTGTCAGCATATTTAATTTGGCCGGCACGCATACGCATGGTAAGTTCACCGTAGCCGGTAACTGAAACGTATGCACGTTTTTCGTAAATATCGTTCCCATGTTCGTTTTTGTACCCAGTTTTGCAGTTGCGACTCAGAATATAGCAGAGCGGATGCCCTGTCTGGTCTAATGTTAGTCCATTGACTGCGATATCAAGGAAACAGCCATAAAGGGATATTTTGCTTGAAGTGGCTACATCGGGGTTATCCCGAAGTAATTTTTGAAAATTGAATACTTCTTTGTGGTACATCTGCTCACCCTTATCCGTACCCCAAATTGCATTGTACATTTGAATAAACTTTGCTTGTACACCTTCATTTTCGACAATTTTCGTTGCTGGAAGCGCATTTAGCTCTTCCATCTTAACTTGAATAATACTGCTCATAATGAGAATTTTAGTTGTTAATATTAAAATCTGCTTTGTCTAACCGTACCCAGACTGATTTGCCGGGACTATTAAACGATTGTTCTAAATCGACATCAACAAGCACCTGATTATAGCATTCCAATTTGCGTATAACCACTCCGGTAATAATGGCGTAGTCCACATCATCCCCGTAATGTCCGCACCGGAAAAAGAATCCGGCTGAAATGTTCTGCCCTATTTGTATATCTTTTGCAGTCATGGTACTTGCATTAATACTTTGATTATGTTGGCCGGTACTTTGTTATGAATATCCATCATGGCACTTGCTGTTTCCAGTTCGGACATTTTCACATAATACTTGCCGCGTTCCTTGTTCTTTGCAGGATAAAACTTTATCCATTCCTTACTACGCCATTCTGTAATGAGACGACGTCCGTATATCTTTTCTGCTTGGGAGATTGTTACCACCTCCGGCAGTAGCCCTAATGCTTTAAGCGTCTGAATCGTTCCGATTTTTATGCCGCTTGCTACAATTCTTTCTAAATATCTTTCTCCCATTTTAGCTGTTTCTTAGGTTGGTTAATTATTGGTTACGAGCTTTCTTCACTATCTGAAACACATTGCAACTCTATGCTATGCTGCCTGTTTATAATTAGGTTGAGATATTTCTTCTGTCTTGTATCTTTGCGTTCTTCCTCTTCTTGTTCGGTAGTAATAATCGTGATGATTATCTACTGAAAATTGGAATATTACTATTCCCAAGAAGCAAAGAGCTATAATCGTTTTTTGTAGCTGTTGAAAATCGATGTTTAGAGTAAATACTCTATTGGCCCACCATGACCCCAGTTCATTTAATTTGCTGGTTCCGGTCTTTTTGTATGCTTTGTCGAGCAATACGTTAATAGTTCCGTAAGCCACATGAAGCCTGTCTGCCATTTCTTTCTTTGCGAGTCCGCAAAAGGCAAGTCCGGCGATTTGATTTTCACGCTTGGTTAATTCATTGTTCGCTTGTAGTTCCATTTTGCAATGTTTCTAATTCGGCTGCCGCTTTAGAAACTCCTTTTGAGGCTTCCAAGGCTTCTTTAGCCATTCTGGTTGCTATTGTGAGAACTTTAGCCTTATAAGCTGAACGGGCAGATGCGGGCTTGTTGTTAAGGATATTATGTACTGTACCTTTTGAACATCCTGCTTCTTTTGCAATGCTCCCCTCATAGCCATAAGGGAGATTGGATTTAATAATTTCTAATTGATTTTCCATATACCTGATATTATTGTCTGAGTTCCCGGCAAGGTGGTCAAGCCCGGCCGGGATTGATTATCTACTTTTTATTATCGATTAATTTCTTATGAAATCTCTGTGCTGTTGTTCATATCATTCTTCATCCTCCCATTCTTCATCTTCGTCAATATCAGGAAAGCCTTGGTCGGGGTCTGATTCGGGTGCTTTACCTCCGAAATACTCTCCATTCTCAGTTATTGATGGATGCTTGATATTTGGATTTCTGCCGTTAGGGGAATTTTCAAAAGCAAGTTCGATTCCCTTGGCTCTATCTGAACCTAAGCCGTTCATTTCTGCAAGAAGTTCGTAGTAGTCTTTGCCTCCGAATTCCCCATAGCCTTCATAGCATTGTTCTACATACTTGTTTCCTTTATCATCAGTCATTACGACTTTGTAATTCTCGCCATTTACAATGCGATGATTGGTGTCTTGTGTAAACCAACTAAATTGTCCCATATCTTGTCTTTTTTAGAGTGAATAATCTATTTTGCTGTTTTTATTCCAACTTTATTTTGCTGTTATTGCACTTTTGCACTAACTTTATGGTGCAAATATAAATTAAACTTGAATTATAAACCAAATAAAATTGAATGAATTTTTCAATTAAACTTGAATTTTAACAAAAGACATGGATTCTATTGCCCAAAAATTAGAGGTTTTGATACGAAATCACGGTGTTACTAAAGTTGAATTAGCTTCAAGTATAGGATTGACGAGCCAGACTATTGCTAATATCTTGAATGGTGCGGATGCCAAAGTTAGTAGCATTCAGAAAATAGCAGCTTATTTTGGAATTCCAGCTGGCTATTTAGTTGATGAAGTTCCCCTTCAAAGTACAAAGGGTAATTCAAATATAGTTGTAGGTCGGGATAATAATGGAAATATAACTATGGCTGAATGCCAAAATCAACTTGATGATGCCTTAAGGGAGATAAAGCATTTAAAAGAAGTTATTGATGCGAAAGATAAACTTCTTCAAGAGAAAGAGAGATTGATTAATGTATTAATGAATAAGTAGGTATATAAAATGAGGAAAATTATAGAGCATTATTTGGCATTTGTACTTTTGTTTTTGTTCTCAGCTTGCGGTGAAGATGAAGATATAAAAGAATATTATACTGAAGAACAGAAAGCGGTACTTGATGTATTTCATGGGAAATTTCAAACAGATGATAATTCAAGAACTATGGAATTCTTAGAAGTGTATGATATTCCTAGAAAAATTTCAGTGTTAGGCTTGCTTGAAAATGGCTATGATGATAAAATATTTGGGAAGATAAGAACATCTTGGGCAAGTTTTGAAGATACTTATTACTTCTCTTTGTCGAGGGATGCTAAATATATGTATACTTATGATATTGTTGATAACGAAAATGTATCAAGTCGTGATAAGGTACCTTTGAAAATTATTAATGAAAATGAGTTTAATTTATATCCCCTAACAATCGTAAATCCTTATAAGTATAAAAGGATAGAATAAATTAAAGAAGAAAACAAAATTATGGAACAAGATATACGTTGGCTTCAAAGATACAACAGCTTCCATCGGGCTTGTAGTCGTGTGTTAGAATTAACTGAGTCAAATAGAAGACCTCAAGATTTATCAGAATTAGAGATGGAGGGATTAGTTCAGCGTTTTGAATATACATTTGAACTCGCATGGAAAGTTTTGCAGGACTTTTTAAGATACAAGGGATACGAGGGTATTAGTGGCCCTAACCCTGTATTGCAAAAGGCCTTTGAAGACGGATTGTTATCTAATCATGACTCATGGAGAAGAATGGCAAAGGCTAGAAATACGACTTCTCATACATATAATGAGGGGGAAGCAGGAGAAATTGTTGTTAAAATATATGATGAGTATTCGAGTCTTCTAAAGCAATTGGATAACAGACTCTCTAAAGAACAACAAAAAATGAACAATAACCTGGATAGTTTATGTACGGTTTAAGTGATACAGTAATAACGGATATCTGCGGTGTATTCCGCCGCCATCCCAATATAGAAAAGGTACTTATTTTCGGTTCCCGTGCCAAGGGTACGTATTCCGAGGGATCGGATATTGACTTGGCTGCGGTGGGGGATGGGCTTACCTTTAATCAGCTAATGGATATCAATATCCAGATAGAGGATTTGGGTTTGTTATATAAGGTTGATGTGGTTGATTACAATAAGAATATAGGTACTCCTATTGGTGAGCATATAAATCGTGTGGGAAAGCCTTTTTATAACAAAACCGGGATATGAACGACAAGGATGAACTGATAGCTTCCCTTCGGAAACAGCTACGGGAAGCATTGCGAAAATGCAGTGCTCAGGAGCAGGAAATCGCTCTTTTGAATCATGAGATAGAGTTGTTAAAACAGAAGTCTAATTTGAAATAGTTTATAACAAAAGCAGCTTGCTCTGATAATTGTTTGTGAGATAATTAGTTATGTGCCGGACTTTTCTGCCTTACAAGCAGAGGGTCGGCGGTTCGAATCCGTCAACGCCCACACAATTGTTGCGGATTTTGAGGTTGTGTCAAAATGCTGACACAGCCTTTTTTTATGCGCAAAGCCCAGACTTTCTCAAGCCCGGGCTTTGTTATTACCCAAAGTTTTCGTATC